TGATGAGTATCAAGATAAAGCACCTGCATTAGGATTTGTTCCTTTGAAGGGTGACATTCTTGAGAAGTCTCGTGATGCAGTTGAAAGAATAGGTAAGTGATATATAGTTATGATATCGTAACATTTTGTGATGAATCGCAACTCAAAGACAATATTTAAAATAGCAGTTCCAGTTGCCATCATGGTTCAACTGACTGCTATTATTTTTTTATTGAGTAAAGATAAAGCATTTTCATGTAGAGCAGTTCAAACAATGATGGTGTGTAGACAGATAAAACTATGATATATAATAGTAACGTATAATATGATTGGTATTTGAATGGAACCAATAAGAGTAAGATGTAGGTCCTGTGGAAAGGAGATAAAAGCTGCTGCGGGAAAATCAGTTTGTTGTGGTTGTTCTAACATGACAACCATCAAGGGAGATGTCATATCTGCCGTGGATCTTAGTAACGTAATTATGTTAAATACATACTCTTGTAATGAAAATATTGGTCTTTCATCAGAGCAATTGAAGTGGCAAGAACAGCGTAGAAAGCGTAAAGTTCGTAAGTTAGACTTTGAAATTCGATAAATAATTGTACTTAGACCTACAACTCACCACTCTTTTCAATATGTGAGGCGGTCAAAAGGGAAGTTTTTTACAGACGAATGGATATCAAAAAGGAACTCGATGAAGTTCAAAAAAAGATAGACGAAATTAAGAAAAGTCAGGAGACCCTGAAGAAAATTACAGAATTACAAGAAAAACAGGATAAAAAGATGGCGAAACGACCATATAACTATCCTTATGAGATGATATGATATAATAAAAATAATAGATATTTAAAAAAATCTACCACAATCATGATAAAGCAACTAATTACAGAGTTTCCTTTAACTGATGTTCCTGTAGAAAGAACAGTCACTGAGGAGAAAATCAGAAAGTATACCTACACTAAAGATGAAGTGGATGTATTAATTTCTGCTGCTGTAGAAAAAGCAGTCGATGAAGCAAGAAAGATTGATGAAGAGTCAATGGCAAAGCATAATCGTGATGCTACTGTTCTTAGTATGATTTTAGGATTCACTGCTCTTGCTTTGTTTGTGGATGGTTTATTAAGAGTATTAGGAATCGTTCCACCCTTTATGGATTTAGATGTTAATATCTTAGAGAAGATTGCTGATAAGGTTGAGACTGATGTTATAGATAGAATACGACAAGTACCTATTCAAAAAATATTTCATCGATGAACGATATTTCTGTTTTTATATACCTTATGTGTTTCGCAGCTGTGTTCGGTATGACATGTGTATACATGGCTATGATGATGAGGTCAACCTTATCAGATTTTGATAAGACACCAGTTAAATCTTATGGTGATGCGATGAGAGCATATAAGATGCCAGCACCACATCCAGAGATGGAAGGTGTAAAGACAGGAGATGAGTTATTAATCTTCACACCAGAAGAATATGACGATGACGACGATGATGATGGAGGTTCGTACGTATTACCGACTTGACTTTTGACCTTAAAACTTATATAATAACTTTATAAACCGTTATAGAGCAATGACTCTGACTACTAAATTCAAAAAAGACATAAGCACTCTCCGTGCAGCAGCAAACAAAGAAATATTTTTGGATGTCAAATATCCAAAGTTATACAAGAAAGTAAAAAGATATTACGAAGGGTTACAATATATCAAACTAGAGGGAGAAGATCCTGACGCAGACTATAATGCTGTGATAGAATGTATTATAGAAGACTTAAACCAATGATTGAAGTATTAGTACAAAATGATCCATACAGGTATGTTAAAATGCCTAATCTCTTAGAGAATGGTCAACCTGACTATCGTATTCAGAAGTGGAACAATCACAATGGTTACAATGATATGTACCTCTGTGATAACTTCATGCAGTTTAAAACTGCGATTGATGACTTTGAATATACAAAGTGGTTAGACCCTGCGGGAGTGCCTTGCTATATAAAAGACGATTAATATTTTAGAATATGAAAATTGGATTTAATTGCAGTTCATGCGATTTGTTTCATGCTGGTCATGTAACCATGATGAAAATGGAAAAAAAATTATGCGATCATTTGATTGTAGCTCTCCAAGTAGATCCAACCATAGATAGACCTGGAGTTAAAAATAAACCAGTACAGTCAATATATGAAAGATATGTCCAACTCCAAGGGTGTAAATATGTTGATGAAATTCTTGTATATGAAACTGAGGCAGATCTTCTAAATTTAATTCAAACTCAAACGATACATATTAGATTTTTAAGTGAAGAGTATAAAAATATAGACTTTACTGGAAAACAATATTGTATTGATAATGGTATTGAAGTTCATTTTCATTTAAGAAGACATCAGTATTCTTCAACTGAACTGAGAAATAGAGTTTATGAACTTGAGAAGAAAAAAAGGGATGAGAAAATAGAAAGTAACATTCAACAATATGCACCAGAACTTTTAGATAAGTATAATTTGGATAAATGACAGTTTTTATTACGGGTGGTGCTGGATTCATTGGGAGTAATTTCGCACATTACATGTCACAATATGACGTTGTTATTCTTGATAAGTTGACTTATGCAGCAAATATGGATAATTTATATCCATTAGATTTTCCTGTTAAAGGAGTTGATTTAGCATATAAAAACAGATTAGAAGAATTATTTAATCAATATAAACCTAAATTTATTTTTAATTTTGCAGCAGAGAGTCACGTTGATAATTCCATTAACAATGTACACCCTTTCATTGATTCTAATATAATTGGAACTGTTAATCTACTTGATCTTTCAGTAAAGTATAATGTTGAAAGATTTCATCATATATCTACAGATGAAGTTTATGGATCATTGGGATATGATGATCCACCTTTTACAGAAACTACTCCATATAATCCATTAAATCCTTACTCAGCATCTAAAGCAGCAAGTGATCATTTTGTTATGACCTATCATAATACTTATGGATTACCTGTAGTAATTACTAATTGTTCTAATAATTATGGTCCGAGACAACATATTGAAAAGTTAATTCCCAAAACTATATCTAATATAATGTCTAATAAAAAAATACCTCTTTATGGTAAAGGTGAAAATATTAGAGATTGGATTTATGTTGACGATCATTGTAGGGGAATATTAGATGTTTTTTATGCTGGTAAGATAGGTGAAAAATATAATATTGGTGGAGAATGTGAAGTTAGAAATATAGATTTGGTTAAAATGATTATTAAATTAATGAATGCTAGTGAAGATTTAATTGAGTTTGTTGATGATCGTCCAGGACATGACTTGCGTTATGCTATTGATAATGCTAAAATTAAAAATACTTTATCCTTTAAACCCTATCATACACTTGAAGAGGGTTTGAAAAAAACTATTGAATGGTATCTTAAACAATGATTTCTCTATATGGTGGTAGTGGATTTGTTGGTGGAGAATTTCAAAGAATGTATGATTCATGTATTCAAATACCACATGATCAACGTGAACCAAAATCTAATAAAATTTTATATTTTATTTCAACGGTAGATAATTATAATGTTTATGATAATATTACTTTAGATGTGGATACTAATTTACATGTTTTATGTCAAGTATTAGATTATTGTAGATCTAAAGATATTGAATTTAATTTTATTAGCTCTTGGTTTGTTTATGGCAATACTTCTTTACCTGCTAAAGAGAATGGATTATGTAATCCAACAGGATTCTATTCTATTACAAAAAAATGTGCGGAAGATTTATTAATATCTTTTTGTAATACTTATGGTGTTAAGTATAGAATTTTGCGATTGTGTAATGTTCTTGGACTGGAAGATAGAAAAGCATCTAGAAAAAAGAATGCTATCATGTGGATGATTAATCAACTTAAATTAAATAAAGATATTAATTTATATAATAATGGGTCTCCTTATAGGGATGTAATGTATGTTAAAGATGTTTGTCGTGCTATAAAGTTAGTTATTGACACTGGAGAACTTAATACAATATACAATATTGGATCTGGATATCCAACTCAAGTTGGAGAAATAATTAATTTTGTCAAGGATTATATAAGTTCCAAATCACAAATTAATACTATAGAACCACCAGAGTTTCATAAAAACGTCCAAGTACAAGATTTTTGGATGGATGTGGGAAAAATTGAATCACTTGGGTTTGTCCCAGAGTTTACTTTAGAAGAGGGGTTGAAAAATATCTGTCAATGATGTATAATATATAATGTAACTAATATTAAATTATGAGTGAATATAAAAAAACAGCACTTGTATGTGGTGCGGGTGGTTTCATTGGAAGTCATATGGTAAGGAGACTTAAATCTGAAGGATATTGGGTCAGAGGAGCAGATATAAAAAACCCAGAGTTTTCTGATACAGAGGCAGATGAATTTCTAATCGGTGATTTAACTGATCAAAGTTTCTGTACTGCAGTACTCAATATAACCTTTGATGAGATATATCAGTTCGCTGCTGATATGGGAGGAGCAGGATATATTTTTACAGGAGAACACGATGCAGATGTAATGAATAATTCTGCAGCAATAAATCTGAACATACTTAGAAAAGTAAAAGATTATAAACCAAAGATATTTTACTCTAGTTCTGCGTGTATGTATCCAGAACATAATCAATTAGATCCTGACAATCCTGACTGCCGTGAATCATCAGCATATCCCGCCAACCCAGACTCAGAATACGGATGGGAAAAACTCTTCTCCGAACGTCTATTCCTTTCTTATCATCGTAATTATAATATTCCTGTACGCATTGCTCGATACCATAACGTCTACGGACCAGAAAGCACATGGAAAGGTGGTAGAGAAAAGTCACCAGCAGCAATTTGTCGTAAGGTTGCTGAACTAGGACCATTTGGAGGAGACATTGAAGTGTGGGGTGATGGTGAGCAGACTCGATCATTTTTATATATTGACGAGTGTATTGAAGCAACTCGAAGATTAATGGATTCTGACTTTACAGGACCAGTTAATATTGGTTCTGAAGAGATGGTAACTATTAACCAATTAGTTGATATTGTATCTAAGATATCTGGAAAACCTGTAGAGAAAAATCATATTGACGGACCTTTAGGTGTTCGTGGTCGTAATTCTAACAATGATTTAATTCGAGAAAAGTTAGATTGGGATTATGGTATGACACTTGAAGAGGGAATTGAAAAAACTTTTAATTGGATTCATTCTCAAGTATATAAAGATCACCCAATGCATCATCCTGTATAAAAACATGTTAAAAAAACTATCAAACATTCAAAAAGATAAACTACTGCATTTTTTCTGGGGAGCTATTCTCTCTTTTATTCTTATGCTTTCTTTTGGAATAGTTGGAATGTTTATTGCTCTTATTATTCCAGCAATTAAAGAATTATATTATGATAAGTATCTTGGGAAGGGTAATTGTGAATGGGCAGACTATTTTTATTCAATTGTTCCAACAATAATGTTGGCAATTATGAGATATTATTAACTGTGTAAAAATGAAACTTCGTCATTGTAAATACACCGCATCTACTGGAGGATGTAGTGTTCTTAATCATCCAGAAATGAATCAACTGGACTGCATGTGGAATTCTGGTTTTTATTCAAATCAAACACAAGCATTTTTGTCCACTCTAATACTTTTAAGTCATGGTATTATTCCAGATAAGATTAGCTATGCTATGGGATTTAAGAGACTTAAAAAGGATCCAGATCGTGACATCTTTCCCGATTTTTATAAAATTGATCCTAGAGTATCAGTTCAACTTCTCAAGACAGTAACTCTTCCTGATGAAAATCGAAAACAGTTTGATCTTTATGACTTTGAATACTATAATCCAGTCGTCCAAAGATTTTTCAGTCCTAGTGATGTTGTTTTAGATCGTAAGAATCAATTGTTGAATAAGTATAAAATTAATCCAAGTGAAACCATAGCAGTTCTTTATCGGGGAACTGATAAGTATACTGAAGTTCGTCTCGGTGATCCTCAAGCTTATCTACATACAATCAAACAAATTCTACAACAAACCAATGCTAAAAAAGTTCTTGTTCAAACAGATCAAACTCAAATATTAGATTTCTTTAAAAAAGAACTTGGTGACATGGTTGTTTATTTTGAAGAAACACCTACTACAACTAATAAAGACTCTATGATTTCTAATATGGAAAATAGTAAAGGTGATATGACGGACTGGATGCAGTGGTTTGATGCTGCTCTCCGCTGTGTTTCGAACTGTGCTTTTGTTGTAAATCATACAGGTAACTGTGGTTTATGGATGAATCTCTACAGAGGAAACACAATTAACGTATTTCAATTTGATCAATATGGAAATGTCTTCTGATTTAATTTTTCATCACCACACATCTTTAGGTGATCATTTTATTTGTAATGCTATTGTTCACATTTATGCTGAAAATTTATGTGAAAGATTACATCTTCCTTGCCATAAAAGATATTATGATATAATCCAATGCTTATATAAAGACTTTGA